TCAGTATTTTTCAAGTATATTTGTTACATCTGTTTTCATTTTTTGAGTTACGTGAGTGTAAATTTGAATAGTGGTTTTAGCATCAGAGTGTCCCACTCGTTCCATGATTGCTTTTAATGGTGTTCCGTTTTCTGCTAAACGACTAACGAGAGTGTGCCTAAATATATGGCTAGTAATTTCTTTCGGAATTGGTTTTTCCAATCTTTGATTGGCTCTTTTAGCCGCTTCATTAAATGAATTAGTTTGAATTGGAACTCCGTTTTTAGTGGTAAAAATATATCCCATATCTTTAAAACGGTGGTTAGTATTCTTTTCAATCTCATTCATGAATTGAAATTCCTTGATGATTTCAATTTCTCGTTTTGTCATAAACGTTTCGCGATATGAAGCGGCGGTTTTAGGAGAAGTTTTTTCGCCATTTTTATATCCATCAGTATGGTCATATGTTCCGTGTAGTTGAAGGACTTTAGTTTCAAAGTTGATGTTTTTAGGTTCTATACTGACAATTTCACTTATTCGTCCACCATTTAAACTTATAAACTCTGCTAATAAGGCAAGTCTATATGTGCTAGGTCTTCGTTTGAACTCTTTTAAAAATGGCTGGATTTCATCTTCTTCAAGATATTTTTGTTCGATTTTTTTCCAGTCTTCTAAAGTTTTTTTAGTTCTAGGGAGTTTTGCACGTCTTGCAGGATTATCTTGTATGATGTTTAACGATACAGCATAATCAAATACCTGATTAAGTAAACTCTTATTTCGTTCTTTTTTGCTAGAGGAAACCTCTAAATTATCAAGGTAGCGCTGAACATATCTAGCATCAATTTTAGTAATTTTTACACCTAAGCCAAAACTATCTCTGACTTCAGCTACATTCCCCTTCAAAGAAGCAATAGATGACCGTTTTAACTCTTGTTTGTGAAAAGACCACCATTCATCAAATAGGTCTGTAAAGAGCATTTCAGACGATTTTAGAGTACTTAATTTCGCAGCTATTTTAGCTTGAAGTATTCTTTGTGCTTCTTTTCGTGCTCTTGGTGTGTCACGATCCATCAATGTAGACACCTTTTTCCATTTTTGCGTGTATGGATCTTTATATCTTTCAACAAAATTTATTTTTCCGCTTTTATGATGTTCTGACCACATTGTTTTTACCTCACTTTTTTGATAAAATGGGTATAAGAAAAACGCCCATTTAACGGCTTTTTCTATACCAATTATTTTTATCCTCATGTTCTAGTTTGGCGACGGGAGCATGAGGATTTTTTTATTTGCGTTTAAACAATTTTTTCAAATACCATTGTAGCTTGGATTCGGTCACCGCCACCAAAACCTTTGCTACCACCGTTAGTAGTAGTGATTGTGTGTAGGCGATAACCCTTTTTAACTTGTTTATTGATAACATTCTCTAATTCAGTCAAGTTTCCTGAACCAGTTCCGATAAATTTTTCTTTCAAAGTGACTTGAAGAACTACATAATGCAAGTTATCAAGTCCTGAAGCAGTTGAAAATGTGCTTTCTTCTTTTGCATTGCTAAATAATCCCATTTTTCTTCTCCTTATATGAATGATTAGTTTTTAACTTTTACTTTCATTGTTTTGTTGAGAATACCACTTTCTTCAGCTAGAGTAGTTTGATCCCCATCGGATTTGATGTAAAGGTGTGGTGCATTAGTGTAACTTAAATCATATCCGTTATCAATAGCCCACTCGTTGAAGTAATTTTCTTTTGCTTGGTAGACAGTATCAGCTAATTTTTGAATACTTGAAGTAGGTTCGTATTTGAAATCTTGAGGAACAATAACATAAATAAGATTTTTACCCATGTATTGCACGCTCACGCTGACATTGACACCGCCATCAGCAAGAGACTGATTCAAAGTGTTCATGAAAGCAGTAGCAAAAGCTGCATTTGATTCTTCAGTGTATTCTGGACCATCGTTTTTAGTAGTTGGCTCAGTTGATTGTTCTGTTTTAGAAGAACTTTCAGCTGTTGTTTTAACTTCGCTACTTGAAGACGATGAACTTTCTTTAGTTTTAGAAGAACTAGAAGATGTAGCAATAGTTGTTGATGCAGTAGTTGTAGATGCATTACTGTTATCTTTAAAAACAGCTGGTGTAATAAAGATAGTTCCTAACAAACCAACTGCAGCAACTGCAATAGAGATATTTCTCTTTTTAATGTCAGATTTCTTTTTAGTGAAGTACCAAATCGCACCCACTCCACCAACAAGGGCTACTGGCATTAAAATTGCAGCAATAGCAACGACTAAAGCAATTACCAGGATAATCAGAATGATTTTTCCTGCTCCGCTCTTTTTCATTATTTTTTCTCCATTCCCAGCTTTTATTGTGATTCAGTGATTGCACATATTATTAAACAATATCCATTAAATTATAGTATTCATCAATAACCATACATTCATCGGCTACAGTATTCAATTGGTGCCTTTGCATAAAATTGACGTAGTTGAACTCATAGTCTGATTCTCTCAACTCTTCTTCTAATAAGAGTCTGATCATATTTCGATTAGCTTGTAACTCGAATTGCTCATGACGTCTTTGATATTGATTAGAATCATGTTCAAGATGTCCAAGCTCATGATAAACAACTTTCTTCATAGCTTCTTCCGAAAGTGATTTATTGACGAAGATAATTTTGATGTCATCAATGTAAATGCCAGGTCGTGGCCATAGCTCATTGTCAAAGTAAGCTAGTGTCACTCCATATGATTCAACAAGTTCTTCAATAGTCATAGACTATCTTCCTTTGCTCAATTATTTTTTAGTTTCTACCTTTTAGGTAAATTTCAATGATATTTGTAATTGCGTCAACATCTTCATCGGTAAGTGGTTTACCGTCGAAGGTCTTGGCGTTTTTCGCCATTTTGCGCAAATCTTCAGTTGTGTATTCTGATGCAGCATCGTCAGAAGCAATTCTGGGATTATCAGTGCGGCCATAAATATAATCAGTGGATACATTAAAGTAATCAGCGATTTTAGCAATATGTTCGCTAGAAGAAGACTTACGTGTTCTTAAATTATAAATATAGTTTTCACTCAAACCAACAGACTGCGCTACTGTTTGCAAACTAACACCTTGTTTAGCTGCTAGTCCCTTTATTCTCTCAAAAGCAATTAAATTAAGGGTTTGATTAGTCATTTTAAAGCCTTTCTAAGCCATGACAAAAAATATTTTACTTTTTTGAGTAAAAACTATTGACATATAACACTCAAATGAGTAAAATATAAAATGTAAAGCGAATTAATAAGCGAAACAAAAAGCGAAGATATAACTAAAAAAATAAGTTTGGCGACTTTTTGAATTAAGTAATATCAAGCGTTTTGTTAATGTTTTTCTTATACATTGATTTTACTCCAATGAGTGAAAATAGTCAATGCATTTTACTCAAAATTTCGCAAAAAAATTCGCTTTCTATTTTGGAGAAAGGAGGAATATGAAAAAATGAGTCAACAACATCAAAAATGGATTGCGCTTGTTGAACAACGACTGAAAGAAAAAGGCTGGTCGAAAGCAGATTTGACACAAGTAGTTGGTCTTCGAAGTCCTGCTACAATCACTGATTTACTCAAAAAAGGGAAAGGAAGTGCTGATTTAAAACTCAGAGTCTCAAAGGCGCTTGATATCCGCGAGCCTTGGGAAAACTTCGAAGAAAATTAATTTAAATCATCTCTCGGTTAGTAGCTACGGCTCTAACAAGGTGATAAACCTCCTTTAAAAAAACAAAACAAATAAAACCGCAGTTTGATTTCCTCTAAACGATAAATATTTGATAAGACAACAATGATAAAAAAATCCTTGTTAGAGCTATAACTGCTAATCGAGAGTCCAGAAATTAGAAAGGGGTAAAGATGGAACAACGAGCAATGTCACAGATTGAAATCAAAGTTTTGAATGCAATCAGAAACAGAGCGAATTTTGAGAAACCTCTCAAAGCTCAAACACTCCGTTCAGAATTTGATTTAAATAAGCGAGAGCTTGAAGAGGTTATTGAAAACTTACGTGTTATATTCAAGCATCCAATTGTAGCTAAAAAGGTGCAGCCTAGCGGTTACTATTTGCCTAGAAATGACAAAGAGCGAAACGCAGGACTTGCACCTTACAAACAACAGATTTTAACTTCACAACGTAATCTAACCGCTGTTGTTTCAGTTGATTTAAATGAATATTGGCAGTTAGATCATGAGTGACAAAAAGAAAAAACGACTGACAGCAATCAGTCGCATAACAAATAAAACTAAAGTAAATTATACCACATTAAAAAGGAGCGCGCTATGCCGAAAGCAAATATAACGTATAAAGCTGTTGGCAACGACGAAAAAGCCGAGTGGGGCGATTATGACCATCTCATGCAACGTTGGGAAGGCCTTAGCAAATCCGTCGCTAAGCAATGGGCGACTGAAATGCGTGAGCACCCAGAGTTTAGGAAATACATCGACAATCCTACACATCGAATAGTTTTTATCAATTACAAAGGATTTGAGCTATTTGTTAAATGGAAATCACGAAACAGGTACTTGAGTAAGAAAGAAACATTAGCAGAAATGTTGGAAAATATCAAACTAGAAGAAAGAGTAGGAGTTTAACATGACATATCTAATTATCACAGTAGCAGTTTTAGCTTTCTCAGAAGTTATCACATTAACTTTATTAGGACGTAAGCAAGAGCAAATTCTTTACTATCAAAGTGAAGATTACAAAAAGAGCGTATTTACAGAATTGGCTTATCGCAATAGTCAAAAGTGGAGCAAAGCAAATGGAAAATAAGCAACAAATTGAAATCGATGTTTTGAATAAGATTACTAAAACAATTAAAAATACTAATTTCCAATTTAAACCTGGTATGATGAGCCCGAGAGACCTTGATATGTGGCATGCGGGGCTTGGAGTAGCGCTTTTGATAATCGAAACAGCGAAGAATCTTATCGAGGAAGGTGATTAGATGGCCGATAACAAGAAATATTACTACTTAAAATTAAAAGAGAATTTTTTTGAAAGTGACGAAGCTATCATTTTGGAAAGCATGCCAGATGGTTATCTTTATAGCAACATTCTCCTAAAACTCTATCTCAGAAGCTTAAAAAATGATGGCTTACTAATGTTTAACAATTTAATTCCGTACAACGCACAAATGCTTGCGACGATTACGCGTCATCAAATTGGAACAATCGAAAAAGCGATTCAAATTTTTCAGCAGTTAAAATTAATCGAGATTTTAGACAATGGGGCTATTTACATGTCTAATATTCAAAATTTTGTTGGCAAATCAAGCACAAATGCTGACAGAATAAGAAAATACAGAAAAAGCGTTACAAATGTAACAACAAATGAACAACAAATGTTGAACAAATGTGCACCAGAGATAGAGATAGATACAGAGACAGAAATAAAGAAAGATATAGAGTTAAAGAAAGAGTTAGAACTAGAACCAGAAAAAGAGGAAAGATTTGTTGATGTAGTTGAAGCGAATCTTGGTCGAGGTCTTGTTAAGTTTGAATACGACACGATGAACGATTATTTGATTAACAAACATGTATCAAAAGAGTTATTTCTTGAAGCAGTAAAAGTAGCAGTAGCTAACAATGTTCGCAAATTTAACTATATTAGTCGCGTTCTAGACAATTGGATTGATAACGGCATTCAAACCGTTGAGCAAGCCTATCAAGCACAGCGAGATTTTAAAGCTAAGAAAGCGAACCGTTATCAAAATACTCAGCAACCAGCAAAAAGCAACGTTCCTGACTGGGTTGACGAAGAATACAAACACGAAGCAACAGCTGACGAGCAAGCACAGCTTGACGCGCTGAAAGCAGCAATGATGGAGGATTAAAATGGAATTTTACAAAGAATATGTGGAAAAAAGGTTTTATAATGACAACGGTTTTGGCTATAGAGCTATTACAGCGACAGACCAGTTAAACGAGGAGACAAAGATCAACCAGCAGTGGAGGAGTGAGATTAAAGGTTATGTAATAGATATCAATGGTTGCTCACATATCCTTGTTCGTTGGGCTGGATTAAGTAGCACTGAATTCACGGAGGTGCACTATGAATAAACAAGAAGTGATTGAGAAGATTAAAAACATAGACGCTGTAGAGTCGTTCATGTCAGAGACTATTTGGGTTAAACGTAATGATGTTTTAGCCCTTGCTTATCAACTTGACGAGCCAGAGAAGCCAGTGCTAACTGAAGAGGAAGCAGAATGGGTTGAGGGTCTTAAAGAGGAACAAGAGCGTAGACCATTTTGGACAAAATATAGTACGCTTTATTTCATCACAAGGTGTGGCTTTGGATATGGTTTCTCATATGACCATAAGGGCAGAGAGATTGAATTAAAACACTATCCTCATGAAATTCATGCAGAGAAGGAACGCCTTGCAAATGCTATTCTTTACGGTTATGAGATTGAGAAAGAAAAACTGTATGAAGTATTTCTTAAGAGAACTGGAGCTCAACTAGGAGTGTGTGTTCCACATGGTGAAGACAAGACACAGTTCACAAAAGTAGAGTTACAAGAGTATGGCTTCGATAATTTAGATGAGTACGAAGTGGAAGAGGTGGAAGAATGAATAAACAAGAAGTGATGAAAGAGATTAATAATTTGCCCAAATATTATGCTAATGGCGCTTGTGTTGAATTTGAAAAGGTTTCGGAACTTATCAAACAACTTGATGAGCCAGAGAAGCCAGTTTTGACTAAAGAAGAAGCTGAATGGTTAGAGGGGCTTAAAGAATTATCATGGCTTAATAAATATGATGCATTGTATTATATCACTAGACAAGGCCTTGGTCATGGTTTCAGCTACACCGCTAACGGCCACAAAGTAGTGTTAGAAACGCCTAATAAAGTTGATGACATGGTTGACTTGAAAGCCCGCCTTGTGAATGCAATGCTTTTTGGACATACAGTTGAGAAAGAGAAGCTCTACACAGCAAGATTAAAACTGCTCACTTCTAAAAAGTACAGCTTTATCAACAAGGATAAAGTAGAAGATAAACTAATTATTTCTGGACCAGATGACGTTAATGGCTTATATCAAGTTCGTTTTACTCAAGCAGAACTTGAAGGACTAGGTGTTTGGGATAACCCAGCGTTTGAGATTAAAGAGGTGGAAGAATGAAAGAAGAAAATTTAGAGTATCTATCAACTAAAATCAAACGTTCGCAAGACCGCTATGTTCGTGGTCAACTTGACCTGTTTGACAGAATTTTAGCGCAGGTCGAAAAGCAATATGAAAACAGTTTGGACCAGCAAACAATCAACGGTATTGCAGCAACCATCTATCAAGGCTACATCTTATCCGACATCGAAGATGCAATTAGAAATGGACGGTTCGAATGATTAGTTTAGCAGATGAATTAGAACAGCAGGTCAAGGGCTGGAGAGCAAGATACTTCGGTCTTAGCCACGAATTTGGTGAAATCATCAATCAGCAGCAAGACAAAATTATCAGTCTACAGCAAGAAAACAAACGTTTAAAACGTGAAATCTGGAATTTGAAGAAAATAAAAGGAAAACGACGATGAAAAATCAGAATAAAGATAAAATGTTCCTTCGTTTTGAAAGCTCAGCAAAACAGAAAGAACATCTTGAACTTTTAGCCAAAATTAGAGGTATTTCAAGACAAGAACTACTTACACAAGTTGTTGAACATTTTATTGATAACAACCTTCAACTTATCCAAAATTATAAAAATGAGTTTGAAGAACTAAACAATAGGACCAGCAAAAAAATAAAAATGCAAGGAGAATAAAATAATGGCAAATCAAATGCAAGTATCACACAAGGACTTTTTTAACAGTCCAGCGGTGAAAAATAAATTTAGTGAAGTAGTGAGCGGTAAAAGCGACCAATTCATCGCTAGCTTGCTATCAGTCGTAAACAATAGCAAACTGCTAAGCAAAGCAGATAATAATTCAATTCTGACTGCAGCAATGAAAGCAGCAACATTGAATTTACCAATTGAACCGAGCTTGGGAAGTGCATACATCGTTCCTTTTAAAGGGCAAGCACAGTTTCAACTAGGTTATAAAGGATTAATCGAGTTGGCTCAACGAAGCGGACAATATAAGAGCATCAACGCAGGTGTTGTTTATAAAGCTCAATTCAAATCGTATGATCCGTTATTTGAAACGCTGGAGCTTGATTTCAGTCAACCACAAGATGAAGTCGTAGGCTACTTTGCATGTTTTGAATTGCTCAACGGTTTCCGTAAAATCACATATTGGACAAGAGAGGAAGTTTACAATCACGGCAAACGATTTTCCAAAAGTTTTGGCAGTGGCCCCTGGAAAACAGATTTTGACGCGATGGCTAAAAAGACATTGCTAAAAAGTATCATTGGAACGTACGGGCCAAAATCGGTTGACATGCAACAAGCTATCGTGGCCGATAATGAAAACGAAGATGAGAAAGCAGCGCCAATTGATGTAACACCGCAGGAAGAAAGCTTGTCAGATTTGATTGGCGAAGCGGCACAAGAAGAATTGCCTGCTGCCGACCCAGAAACAGGTGAAATTCAAGAAGAGCAAACAGCATTATTTGACCAACTTGGAGATTTAACAGATGACTAAAGACTTACTTGGCAAAGATTATTACAGCCTTGAATCAGCAAAAGCTTACTGGTCTGTCTCACAAGTTAAACGATTTAAGGAATGTGAAGCTAGAGCATTAGCAGAGCTTAACGACGAATGGCAGGATAAGCGAGATAAGACGGCTTTGCTTGTCGGAAATTATGTTCATAGTGCTTTTGAAAGCAAAGAAGCGCATGAGGTATTCATTGAGCAGAACAAAGAGTCGATTTTTAAAAAGAACGGTAGCTTATATGCACCATTCGAAACAGCAGAGAATATGATTAGTGCACTTGCAACAGATAAGAACTTCATGGCGTTGTATCAAGGCGAAAAAGAAGCTGCAGTAACAGGTGAGATTGCAGGCGTTGAATTCAAAGGTAAGATTGATTGTTTAAACGTCGAACACGGCTACTTTGTCGACATTAAAACCACAAAAGGCCCAATTGATGACGAGGTCTGGGTTAAAGATAAAGATGGCAATAATTACAAAGTTCGCTGGTTTGAAGCGTATGGCTATATTTTGCAAATGGCCGTTTACAAAACGATGCTTGAAGCGAAATACAACAAACCATTTGAACCAATTATATACGCAGTAACCAAAGAAAGTCCAAGCGACACACGAGCTATTCGTATTCAAAATATTGACGCTATTCAAGACGAATTGAACGAGCTGGCTAAGATTATTAAGCGCTTGGACGATGTCAAGCACGGTAGAGCACAAGCAAAACCGTGCGGACATTGCGAGTACTGCAGAGAGAAGAAGCTCACTAAACGAGTTGAGGTTTATTGACATGAACAGACTAAAAGAATTAAGAAAAGAAAAAAAGCTAACTCAAAAAGAATTAGCTGAAGAAACAGATATTCCATATCGAACTTTACAACGTTGGGAAAACGGAGAAACAGATATAAAATCTGACAAAGCTGAAAAGTTAGCTGACTTTTTCGGGGTAAATACAGCTTACTTGTTAGGTTATTCAGACTTCCCAGCTAGAAATCTTAAAGAGTTACTTTTTCATGAAATCAAAGCAGAAAAAGAATACAAAGTTATTCGCATTGGCAATGAAAACTTCATTTCCGAAAACAGAGTTTTAAACATAATTGATAAATACGTGTCATGAACTACAGGAAAGCAAACTAGAAAGCAGGAAATCAATGAACAACGTAAATTTAATCGGTCGCTTAACAAAAGCGCCAGAATTAAAACAAACGGCGAGCAATACAAGCGTATTAACAGGAACGCTTGCGGTAAATCGCACGTTTAAAAATCAAAACGGTGAACGCGAAGCAGATTTTATCAACATTGTTGCTTGGCGACAAACAGCGGAGATTATCGCACAATATTGCGGCAAAGGTTCGCAAATCGGCGTTATTGGTCGTATCCAGACACGTAACTATGAAAATCAGCAAGGTCAGCGCGTTTATGTAACGGAAGTCGTAGCTGAACATGTCGACTTGCTAGACACAAGAAACGAAAGTCATCAAGGACAATCGAGCGGTTATAACCAACAGCCACAGCAAAACAGCTACAATCAGCAGGAAAGCCCATTTGGTAATTCAAATCCAATGGACATTTCAGATGATGACCTACCATTCTAAGGAGTTAAAAAATGACAAAAATTAACGTAACCGAAAATATTGCAATTGTTATCGAAAATAAAAAAATCACGGTTGAAAATGAGCTTGAATTTGATATGTTTATCGATTTCGTGAATAAAAATCAAGATCAGTCGCTTGACGAAAACGGAGATTTGTTTGAACCGTTGTACACATGCCTGGTTAAAGCCGTTCCGAAATTCGAAGTGTTTTACGCATCGCTTCGAGAAACAAAAGAAGCATTGAGAGATTTACAGGAAATCAAGAAATTCTTTGAATTCGTTGATAATAACAAGAAAAATCTATTCGAAACTGCAGGTTTTAAAGGAGTCGTTGAATGAGATTTGTAATTCCTATTGAGCCAAAGCCACAGACACGACCAAAATTTAGCAAATTTGGAGCGTACGAAGACCCTAAAATGAAAGCTTGGCGGAAACAATGCTCAGAACTGATTGAACAAATATATGACGGCCCGTTTTATGATAGTCCAATCAAAGTAGACGTTACCTTTTATATGAAAGCACCGAAAAACATATCTAAAAGACCGTCAGAGCGTTCAAAAGAAAGAACTAAACAATTATATTCGAAGTTCGTTGCAAGGTTGCTCTGGCATTTCAAGAAACCTGACATTGATAATCTTGTTAAAGCTGTTTTTGATAGCATCTCAAATGCAGGTTATAACAAAATTGATAAAAAAGGCATTGTTTGGTCAGATGACAACATCGTGTGCGACTTACGGGCTCGAAAACTTTATAGTCCAGAACCACGAATTGAAATTGAGATTGAGGAGTTAGGAGAATGGGCAGAACAGTAAATAGACGTCGTGTGATGTACGCAGTGACGTTCTCAGAACACAAGGTTGAAACGCCTTTAGAGGTTTTAGACGCATTCATTGGCTGGACGCACAAGAATCATCTTAAAAATTACATTGAGGTTGGTAAAATGCTGCACGTTTCAGCGAATGAAGCAAACAGATTGCTGTCAAGAGCAGCTCTACCTGACAAAACAACACGTTATCGGATGAAGGAGCTTATGTATGAAAGTTAGATTTCTTTTGAAAGATGGCGAGTTGACATCAAATATTAGCCGTCAGACGTATGACATCATTTTAGCTTGTTGGCATAACAACGAGAAGTTTCGAATAGGTAACGGGAAAATTGACGGAAAAGATATTCTAGGAATTGAGGTATTAGTGGAAGATGATTAATTTAATAACTTGGATGTTGGCATTGTGGACATTGCTTGTTGGTGTTGTTATCGGCATTGGTATTGCTGAGCTAAAGCACAAAGGAGAACGACGATGAACATTAAACGGACGATGATTAAAGCCTTAAGACACACTAAATGGTCAGCACCGCAAAACGTTGACGAAGAAAAATGGTATGAGGCTTGCGATAAAGCAATCGAGCTCGTCGAGCAACTCAAAGAACCAGATGAAACTAAGATGAGTTTGAAAGAACTAAGACGAGCAAATGAGCTTGTTAAGAATGTCAAAATTTTAGAAGTTCTGTCTAAAAGTGAAATTGAGCATTTGAGAGTGACGTATCCAGACGGTAGAGGCGATTGCGTATTTATGAAGGATGAGGTAAAAAAGAGAATTCAAAAGGTGTTCAAAGACTTGGCTGAAGAGTCGAAGTTAGAATTGAAAGAATTGGGAGTTGACTATGATTGATGTAGATACTTTAAATAATCAAGATTGGAAAGAGTTTTTTGAAGCACTTAGAGCAACTGGTAAAAAGTATGGCTCGGTAATGGTTGCGTTTGAAGGTAAAAGTTATGAAGTTAGTATTAGAGAGGTAGGTTGGAAATAATGACGAGTTCGCTTTTAGCTGTGTTATGGATGATGATTATGATGCTTATGATTATTAATAAAAAATAACCTACAGCGGTACCTGGTCGGTTCGACTCCGACCGTAGGTATAACCCGAAAAATAAAAAAGATAGAGGTGTTAAAGTTCCTTCTTACAAAATATTTTAGCTTTAACCCAGTCAAAAATTAGTACATTAGTTAGTGTGTTTATCGGGTTACTCACTAGCAAATAGACTGAAATAAAAAAAGAAACGAGGACTTCTTTTCTTGGTTAAACTCATTCTAAAGCAGCTTATCAGTCGGCTGTGATTATGCAAGGCGTGAATCATGGTAATTCTTACAGGTCGTGCGCCTGCCTGTGTTTTTAAATAAAAAAAGAGCCTGCACACGCAAGCTCGATATGATTGAAAACGTTACATCTATTATATCATATCGGGAGGAAAGAAAGTGAGCAGAGCTAAGACTATTTTGAAAGATTTAAGGAATTTAGATTTGTATATTCAGAGCTTGATTAGAAGGCGAGATAGACTTAACGCTTCATTGCTCTCAAGTCCTCGTTGGTCCGCTGATAAGGTCAAAGGTGGATTGAACAGAAAGCAAGATGATGTATACGCTGAATTACTTGATTCGATTGATGAGATTGATAATAAGACTGTTGAAGCTATTCAAAAGCGCAGAGAATTGCAAGGTATGATTGATAGTCTGGAAGATACTGCAAGCAGAACTATTTTAAGTCTCGTATATATTGATAAGATGTCGATGTATGAAGTGATGGACGAAATGGGAATTAGCGAGCGTACTTATTTTAGATTGAAGAAAGCAGCACAAAAGGACCTTGAAAGTGCTGACATAAGCAGTCACATTAAGGCATAACAAAACATAATGAGACAGTGCACTGCAGTTTCAACGTGTTATTATAGTATCATCAAGAAATAAGGGACGAGGTAGTCAAATACCCCGCCCCTTTTTTGGAGGCACCCACCATGGCAAAAGATACCCGTCCCGATAGACACGGCCCCCATCGCGTCGCATTCGAGAAGAATAAGAAAGTAATATTAAAGACTAGAAACGTTTGTGGTATTTGTGGTAAGCCTGTAGATAAATCGCTGAAGTATCCGCACCCTTTGTCGCCTGTCATTGACCACATCATTCCAGTTGCCAAAGGCGGACATCCGTCTGATATTGATAACCTGCAGCTTGCTCACTGGCAATGCAACAGACAGAAGTCAGATAAGCTTTACAATGATGAGCCAAGTAAAGGAAAAGGAACGAATGTGATTGGCAATCGCAACTTGCCTCAAACCATCAATTGGTTAAATTATATTTCAAAATAATTTTTTTGATTTGGTTTGAAAAATTTTTAAGTGGGGGCATGGGACCCCCTCCGCTCTCGCGGCCGAGGTTCAAGCCGTCACTGTACATTTTTTCTCGCGCCAAATTCGAAAGGAGTAAAAATTGAGTTTAAAAGGAATGAATTACTTAAAGCGTAAGCTTTCAACGGTACGTCCAAGGGTTAAAATGCGGTATAGGCAGTATGCCATGAAGCATTATGACCCACCAGTCGGACTAACTATCCCACATCAAATTATAAGCAAGTATCAAGCAGTTTTAGGTTGGTCAGCAAAGGGCGTCGATAGCTTAGCAGACAGGCTAGTTTTTCGAGAATTCGCTAATGACGATTATAATGTTAATGCTATTTTTGCTCAAAATAACCCTGATGTCTTCTTTGATAGTGCAGTTTTGTCTGCTCTGATTGGCTCATGTTGTTTTGTTTATCTCTCGAAAGATGAGGACGAACGAGTTCGTTTGCAAGTCATCGAAGCAAGCAATGCAACGGGAGTTATTGATCCAATCACAGGTCTTTTAACTGAAGGTTATGCTGTTTTACAACGTGACGATAACGATAACCCGATTTTAGAAGCGTATTTCACCGACGAAGAAACTTGGTTTTATCCAAAAGATGAGACACCTTTTAGGGTTTCTAATCCTACAGGAATGCCTTTGCTTGTTCCTGTCATTCATCGCCCTGATGCCGTCAGACCATTCGGACGCAGTCGAATTACTCGCTCTGGTATGTATTATCAAAGATACGCAAAAAGAACGCTTGAACGAGCTGATGTTACTGCTGAATTCTATTCATATCCTCAAAAATATATTTTAGGTATGGACCCCGATGCGGAAGCGATGGACACTTGGAAAGCTACAGTGTCATCATTACTGCGAATCGATAAAGATGACGATGGCGACCACCCAGTTGTTGGACAATTTACAACCGCAAGCATGTCGCCGTTTACCGAACAGCTGCGAACAGCTGCGGCTGGCTTTGCTGGTGAAATGGGGTTGACACTCGATGACCTTGGTTTTGTTTCAGATAATCCGTCAAGTGTGGAGGCAATCAAGGCAAGCCATGAAAATTTACGTTTAGCAGGTCGAAAGGCTCAACGTTCTCTAGGAAGTGGTCTGCTCAACGTTGCTTACGTCGCTATTTGCCTGCAAGATGAATTTCACTATTTACGTAGCCAATTTGCAAAGACAGTCGTCAAATGGGAACCGCTCTTCGAAGCTGACGCAAGCACATTAACGCTAATCGGTGATGGAGCTATCAAGCTCAATCAAGCTATTCCTGGTTTCGTAGATAGTGAAACGATTCGAGATTTGACTGGTGTTAAAGGTTCGGGCAATGTTGCTCCAGTAGTAGAGGAAAATAACGATGAATGATGATGTATTACCAGCACTTCTAGAAGAGGTTCAAGATAATTTTGGACAGGAATTTGTTAAGAGCGAGGTTGTTGACAAAGCTTTAAAAACTCTCGAAGCTAAAAAAGCAACATATGCAAATGCAAATGATTTTGCCATCGAAGTTGGAGAAATACTCTCTAAAGCTCTCACAACGTCTGTAACGGCAGATAAATTGCCAGACGGTAAAATGTATTATAATATCGCAAAACGTTTGTTAGAACCAGTTTTACAGCAAAATCATGAGCTTGTAGCGGATTATTCAAGCAAGGTTCAAACAGTTTTGAATGAATCGGCAAAAATAAGCCTTGTTGCGCAGCCTGTTGAATTAAATTATGATAGGATAGACGGCTTTATTGAACGTTTTTCAAGAGAAGATAAGTTCGATAACGTCAAATGGCTTTTAGGTGAGCCAATTGTCAATTTTACGCAAAGTATTGTTGATGACAGTATTAAGAAAAATGCTGACTTTCACGCAAAAGCTGGCCTGCAGCCTAAAATCGTTAGAAAAACGGCTGGTCGTTGCTGCAAATGGTGCCAAAGTTTGGCAGGAAGCTACAATTACCCAGACGTTCCTAAAGACGTTTACAGACGTCATCAAAATTGTCGTTGTACTGTTGATTACAAACCAGGTGATGGCAAAAAGAAAAATATTTGGTCTAAAAAGGTAACTGCAGACAGTAAAAATAAGCGCGAACAACGGCGCCAAATGAATATTGACATTCGAGATAACAACAGAAAAAGTGATAGGATTGAATATCTAGAATTTGCTAAAAAACTTGATTCTAAATTTGTACCTGTTTCGCTAGCTAAATTTCAGGAATTGAAGTATAATGACGTTGAAAGATACAAGGAGCTAAAAGACCGTGTCGTTTGGAGTGAAGCTAAATTTCCAAGCGAGAAATCTTTCAATGGACATTTCAAATCTCATGGAGATGAATTCACAAATATCTCTAAAGAACAATATCAGAAAGCGGCTGCCAGTCTCTTAGCTGAGCCAGTCTCTGAAGATATTTTAGGATATGACACTGAATTCAGACGAGTTCGATATGATCATAAAAATAATATATATGCCTTAGGTAATCCTAAGACAAAGAGAATTACGACTATGTTTAGGCCTAAAGGAGGAAAGGAGTATTACGATGGAGAAGTCTCAAAAGACTTGGGAAATTGATGGTGAGCTATGGCTCAACTGCCCAGTTTGTGGAGCTGAGGTTAGGGATTACGATATTTGTGATAGATGTGGTTGGCAAAACACAGGCGAAACAAATATTGATGGCGGTCCCAATAAAATGACACTGGCAGAAGCAAAAGAAGCTTATGCTAAAGGTTTAGAAATTTACTAAGCACACTAACAAGTAAATAGGTTAGGGTGCTTTTTTTATACCCAAAAATAGGAGAAAAAATGATTAATATACTTTGGAACTTTTCGGAATTCTTGGCTAGTGCCACAATGGCAGGAATAATGCTTTTTATCTTCGTTGTATTTACTATCGGGATAATTAACGCGATTAATCAAGAATTTAAAAAAATGTTTAAAGATTAACGCATCCCAGCGATAGGGTTATCATGCAATTACATGATTGAAAGGAAAAGTTATGGCTGAGAAAAAGAAAAAACTTGGCAATCAAAATCCTACTCAATCGGTAATTCTTCCATTTGACAAATCTTTATCTGATGAAGCTATCGAGATATACGAGAGAACGGGTTTAAAAAGTTATCCATGGCAGAAAAATCTTCTAAGAAGCGTAATGGCCATTGAAGAAGATGGGTTATGGACACACCAAAAGTTTGGTTATTCTATACCTCGACGAAACGGTAAGACAGAGATTATCTACATGCTCGAATTGTGGGGTTTGTTTCATGGTCTTAACATCTTGCATACAGCGCACCGAATCAGCACATCACACTCATCTTTTGAAAAAGTCAAACGCTACCTGGAGAAAATGGGGCTTGAGGACGGAAAAGATTTCAATTCTATTCGTGCCAAAGGCCAAGAGCGTATTGAACTTTATGAAACAGGTGGGGTTGTGCAGTACCGCACCAGAACGTCCAATGGCGGGCTTGGTGAAGGTTTTGATTTGCTGGTTATCGATGAAGCACAAGAATATACCACAGAACAAGAGTCTGCTTTGAAATATACCGTGACAGATAGCGATAATCCGATGACAATCATGTGTGGTACACCACCAACACCAGCTTCAAGTGGTACAGTATTTACAAAATATCGCGAGACTTGTCTCTTTGGCCGTGGTAAGTATTCTGGATGGGCTGAATGGTCCGTTCCTGAAGAAAAAGAAATTGATGATATCGACGCTTGGTACAATTCAAACCCGTCGATGGGATTCCATTTGAACGAGCGTAAAATTGAAGCTGAACTTGGTGAAGATAAACTTGACCACAATGTTCAACGTCTTGGTTATTGGCCAACTTACAATCAAAAATCAGCTATTTCTGAAACCGAATGGAATGCTTTAAAAATCGAAGATTTACCACAATTTCAAGGTCAGTTATTTGTCGGTATCAAATATGGTCAAGACGGCACGAATGTTGCTCTTAGTGTGGCAGTTCGTACAAAAGATAAACGTGTCTTCGTCGAAACGGTAGATTGTCAATCTGTCAGAAACGGCAATCATTGGATTATTAGCTTTTTAAAACAAGCGGATATTGCACAAATTGTAATCGATGGTGCTAGTGGCCAAAAGATTTTGAATGATGAATTGAAAGACTTTCACATCAAAAACACGATTTTGCCAACAGTAAAAGAAATCATTGTTGCAAATTCAATGTGGGAACAAGCTATTTATCAACAAACCCTTTGTCATGCTGGTCAACCATCACTTACTAAAGTTGCAACCAATTGCGACAAACGTAATATTGGTTCAAATGGCGGCTTTGGATATCGTTCACACTTCGATGATATGGATATTAGTCTTATGGACAGTGCTTTGCTGGCACATTGGGCTTGTGCAACAACCAAACCCAAGAAAAAGCAAAAAGTTAGCTATTAAATTGCACCGCAAGGTGCTTTTTTTGTGCTCAAAATTACCGAACGCACGGGAAATGCGGAGAAAGGAGACATTGATATGTCTGAATTTAAACCAATTGACACACAAGAAGAACTTGATCGTATTGTAAAAGAACGCTTGGCGCGCCAGAAAGAGAAATATTCTGATTACGGCGAGTTAAAAGAACGTGTTCAAAAATTGGAGAAAGAAAACGTTGATTTACAAGCGACTATTGAAGAATCTGGTCAAAGCAAAACAGAGCAAGAGCAACATATTGCAGAGCTTGAGGCAAAAATTTCTGGTTATGAGACAGAAAAAATGCGAACTCGAGTAGCTCTAGAATATGGCTTGCCTATTGATATGGCTGGACGTCTTCGAGGTGATGATGAGAATGCTCTGAAAGCCGATGCTGAGCTTTTAGCAGGTTTTATGAAGTCAAAAGAACCAAAATCGCCGCTCAAATCAACAGAACCACCTATTGACAACAAAAACGGTTGGGCTGAATTAGCTCATAGTCTAACAGAAGGAGAATAAAATCATGGTAGACAATTCATTAAAAACTAACTCACAATTCAATCCTGAACTTGTAACAGAACTTATGTCAAAAGTGCAAGGCTATTCAGTCTTAGCTAAACTTGCTTCGCAAACACCAATCCCATTCAACGGTTCTGAACAATTTATTTTTAACCTTGAAGGAAATGCTCAAATTGTCGGTGAAGGCGAACAAAAATCGGCTGGGAAAGCTACTCTTACATCTAAAATTATTCGTCCGCTTAAATTTGTTTATCAAGCGCGTATTACGGACGAATTTAAATATGCAACTGAAGAAAAACGAATTGATTATCTTAAAGCATTCTCAGACGGTTTTGCTAAGAAAATCGCAGTTGCATTCGATTTGGCAGCAATCCATGGTCTAGAACCTAAATCATTGACAGATGCGTCATTCCGTGACACAAACTCATTTGATGGTTTGATTACAGACAACGTAGTTACTTTCGATGCGTCTACAATCGACGATAACATTGATGCAGCTGTTCAAACTGTAGTTGCAAACAACTATGACGTTACTGGTCTTGCGTTATCACCTCTTGCAGGTCAATCACTCGCCAAAATCAAAGTGAACGGCGTTGCTCAATATCCAGAATTCCGATTTGGTCAAAATCCAGATTCATTCTATGGTATGGCTTCAGATGTTAACAAAAACTTGGTTGCAACTGGCGGAACAGCTGAAAAAGACCACGTTATCGCTGGTGATTTCCAAAACATGTTTAAATGGGGTTATGCCGAAAACATTCCTTTGGAAGTTATCGAATATGGTGACCCAGATGGGGCAGGTCGTGACCTTAAAGCGCACAATGAAATCTTGCTTCGTGCTGAAGCATTTATTGGCTGGGGTATTCTTGACGCAGACGCATTCGCTCGTGTTGTTCCAGCTGCAGCAGGAGGAGAAGGTGCTTAATGGCAGAGTATGTACATTCAAGGACTGGTGCGGTAATCGCCACAGATAGTGTTTTATCTGGGGCATGGGAGCCAGTTAAAAATAACTCAAAACAGAAGAAGTCTAAGAAAAAAGTAGAAGAAAAAGAAGCTGCTGAATAGTCGCTTCTTAGGAGGTGGCTTATGGACAATTTTGCGTCAACTAGCGACCTTGAAAGGTTGTGGCGCGGATTAAAGCCTACAGAAGTTCAGAGAGCCGAGGCATTGTTAGAAATTGTTTCGGATTCTTTACGTTTTGAGGCTGAGAAAGTCGGCAAGGATTTAGATCAGCAAGCTGCAGCTAGTGCTGCATTCGCTAGTGTTCTCAAATCAGTTACTGTCGACGTAGTAGCGCGAACTTTAATGACTTCTACTGACCAAGAACCAATGACACAAATGACAGAGAGCGCTCTAGGCTACTCCTATAGTGGCTCTTTTTTGGTTCCTGGTGGTGGATTGTTTATTAAGGAAAGCGAATTGAAACGCTTAGGTCTTAAGCGGCAACGATATGGGGTGATTGACTTTTATGAGTAAACTAAAAGGTATTACAGTCACACTTATTGATAAAACAGTCATAGGCAAAGACCCATTCGGAAAAGAAAAAGTTGAAGAGTGTGAAATTAATGTTGAGAATGTTTTGGTAGCACCAGCATCGTCAGATGATGTCACTAACCAGCTTAATCTCGATGGAAAGAAGATTGAGTACACTCTTGCAATTCCTAAGAATGATTCAAATGACTGGGTTGATAAGAAAGTTAGATTTTTTGGCCAGACTTGGCACACTGTTGGAATTCCGTTAGAGGGAATACCCGAGTTGATTCCGCTTGATTGGAATAGAAAGGTAACGGTCGAGCGATATGAGTAAATTTAAATTTGAACTTAATCGAGCGGGTGTTGCTGAGCTGATGAAATCAAGTGAAATGCAAGGGATTTTGACAGAAGAAGCTGGACGAATTCGAAGCAAGTGCGGCGATGGTTACGAACAAGATATATTTGTTGGTCAGAACCGTGCGAATGCGATGATAACGGCTAGTAGCTTCAAAGCCAAAAGAGATAACTTAAAAAACAACACTTTGTTGAAGGCGGTGAGCAAGTGATTGAATTGATTTTAAAACAATTTCTGGATAGTCGTCTTGAAGTTCCTGTTTTACTAGAAAAAGAGCGACAATTAACAGGAAAATTCGTTATTTTTGAGAAAACAGGGGGCAGTAGTTCGAATCAATTGAAAACTGCAACAATCGCTATCCAAAGTTACGCTGAATCATTATACGAAGCAGCACTGCTCAACGAAGAGGTAAAAGAAGTAATGAGTAATCTTGTTGAGGTCACTAACGTTTCTGGCGTTATCCTCAACAGTGATTACAATTTTACTGATGCAGAAACTAAGCAATATCGCTATCAAGCGGTATTCGATATTAATTATTGTTAAAGGAGAAAATAATGGTTGCAAATAACGCAAATAATGCAAGTAATGTAACTTCAGCTAAACCAAAAGTAGGCGGTGGTATTTTTAGTGCACCTTTAGGGACAGCATTACCAACCGATGCAACGACTGCTCTAAATTCAGCGTTTAAAAACCTTGGTTTCGTTTCGGATGATGGTGTAACCAATTCTGACGAACGTTCTAGCGATGACATTCAAGCTTGGGGCGGCAGTGTCGTTAATTCTGTTCAAAAAGAAAAGAAAGACACGTTCAAATATACACTTATCGAGGCTTTGAACATTGATGTTCTTAAAGAAGTTTATGGTGCAGACAATGTGACAGGAACTCTCGAAACAGGTATCACTATCAAATCAAACGCAAATGAGTTAGAGCCACATTCGATTGTTATTGACACAGTTCTCAAAGGTAACGCATTAAAACGCATTGTCTTACCGAATGCGAAAGTTACTGAAGTCGGCGAAATTAAGTATGGTCATGCCGATAACGTTGGTTATGAAACAACAGTAACTTGTTATCCAGATGAGAACGATAATACACACTACGAATACATTATTCGTCCAGCTGCAGCAGGAGGAGAAGGATAATTTATGATTAAAGGTACAACATCATCTGGTTTTGAATTTGAAATCGATGAAAAACAGTTAAAAAACTATGAATTTGTTGAATTAATTAGCGAAGTTGACGAAAATGAGCTATTAATGCCTAAACTTTTGAAAATGTTGCTTGGAGACCAAGTGAAAGCTTTGAAAGATCATATACGTGACGAAGATGGAATTGTTCCAATCGAAAAAATGGTCCAAGAAATCAAAGATATTTTTGGAAACACCCAGGTAAAAAACTAGCAATCCTCGCTAGCATGATAAAAACAGATGAAGACGCTCTGATTTGTGACTTAGCAGAGACTTATCACATATACGATTACAGACAGCTACCAGCGAATTTGGTGGCTGTCTTTTCTGTGGGTTTACGTGATGATTCTCGAATCAAAATGAAGATGTCTGGCCAAAAAATCACTTTAAAAACTTTATTGCTTGCAAGTATTGCCGATAGAGTTGGAGTCATGGCTTGGCAAAACACAAAAGACGGCCATGAAGGACGAAATGTTCCTAAATCGTTAGTCGAAACTTTGACTAGCGAGCCAAAAGAGCGTGAAGAGGCTGTTTTTGCGTCTGGTGAGGAATTTGAAAAAGCCAGAGCACGAATTTTGAAAGGTTTGGAGGTAAATAATGGCAACTGAATTAGGTAAAGCTTATGTCCAAATCATTCCATCCGCAAAAGGTATTAGTGGTTCGATTACTGGTGCGATTTCGCCAGAAGCTACATCGGCAGGTAAAACTGCTGGATCTAACTTAAGTTCCACTCTCATCAAAACTGCAACCAGTGCTATTGCTGCAGCAGGAATAGGAAAGGTATTTGCTTCTTCGATTACTGAAGGCGGAGCGCTTCAACAATCTATCGGTGGTATTCAAACGCTTTTTAAAGATTCTGCTCAGACGGTTTTAAACTATGCGCAAAAATCATTTAAAAGCGCTGGTATGTCAGCCAATGCCTATATGGAGAACGTTACTTCGTTCTCTGCTAGTCTGATTTCTAGCTTAGGTGGAGATACTGCTAAAGCTGCAGAATTAGCCAACATGGCAATGACAGATATGAGCGACAACGCGAATAAAATGGGTACAGATATGGACTCTATCACTCAAACATATCAATCACTCGCTCGCGGTAACTATGCTATGTTAGATAACCTTAAATTAGGTTATGGTGGTACTAAATCAGAAATGCAGCGCTTGATGAAAGACGCTGAAAAGTTGACTGGTGAACATTATACTGTCGGTGACTTTGCAGACACGGTTAAAGCCATCCACGCAGTACAAGACAGTCTTGGTATTACAGGTACGACAGCTCGAGAAGCATCAACTACAATTGAAGGTTCATTCAATTCCATGAAGGCAGCTTGGCAAGACGTTATCGGTAATATAGCCGATGGCGAGCTTGATATTACGCCTTCGCTTCAAGGACTTGCAGAAACAACTTCAACATTCTTGTTCAGCAACTTCATACCAATGGTAGGTCGAGTATTCTCTGGCTTACCAAGCGCAATCGGGACTTTTATTTCGGCTGCAGCACCTCAATTGCAACAAAACTTGCAGGGGTTGTTCTCTAATTTAGGCGTCAATATTGATTTATCTGGAATGACTGCAGGCATGTCGTCTAGTTTCTCTCAAATGCAAGCAACAGTTCAACCTGTTATTGATGGATTGAAGACAGCTTTCGGACAATTACCTGCATTGTTTCAATCTGTTGTTAGCGCAGTACAACCCGTTATTCAAGCATTGGTTAACGGGTTTACTCAAATGGATTTCAGTGGGGTTAAAGCCTTAATTGAAGCAATATTACCTGCTCTACAAGCTGGGTTCGAACAATTTATGACAATTGCAGGGCCAGCTATCGACCAAGTGGTTCAATCTTTTGTCGCATTGTGGAATGCAGCGCAACCATTGATCAGTATCTTAGCTAGTGCTTTAACACCAGCTTTTCAAGTTATCGGTTCATATCTTGGCGGTGTCTTTTCTGGTATTTTGACAGGTATCAGTTTTGCATTCGATGCCATGAAGACAGTAATCGAATTCTTAACACCAATCATTCAAGCAATTGTCAATGTATTCATATCATTGTCACCTGCAATCAGTACAGTAGCCCAATGGGTTGGTACTGTTGTTGGTATGTTTGGTGGCCTAGGTGCTGTAGGTGAAGGTTTAAGCGGTATTTTAAAATCAGCTTGGTCTAATATTCAAAATGCTGTTTCTTCAGCAGGGAATATTATTGGCAGCGTTATTGAATTCATCAAATCAATGTTTAACAGCGCTGGAAGTGCTGCTGGAGTTGTCAAAAATGTAGTTTCTGCAGCATGGAACGCCTTGGGCGGTGTTATTCGAACAGTTGCATCAGCAATTGGCGGTGCAATCAATACGGCCAAAGGAGTTTTCTCATCATTTGGTAGTGGCGTTTCGGCTGTTTCAAGCTCGGTTAATGGCGTTATCAACGGTGTCAAAAACACCTTCAATAGTTTGGCGCATATCAATCTTTCTGGTGCTGGTGCGGCAATTATGAATGGTTTTCTCGGCGGATTGAAATCAGCTTGGGGAGCGGTTCAAAATTTCGTAGGTGGTATTGCCGATTGGATTAAAAAACACAAAGGGCCTATTAGCTATGACCGAGTGCTTTTGAGACCAGCTGGTCAAGCCATCATGCAAGGTTTGAATCAAGGATTGCACGAACAATTCAAAACAGTTCAATCAACTGTTTCTGGCATGGCTGGTGCGATTGCCGAAGAGTTCGAAAGCGACGTCTTAACAATCGATGTTGATGATAATCCGAAATTTCCACCAGTGATGGCAGCAAGCTCGTTTGCAGTCCAATCTGCAGGAACTTATGACGCGCAAGCGTTGGGAACAATCGACAAGCTTGCTAGTCGTCCTGTTGTAGTGCATGTTGAACTTGATAAAGAAACTATTGCAAAACTTTTGGCAAAACCAATCGCAGATGAACAAAGCGCTATGGATTCAATTTTAGATGCAGTTAATGGAAGGGGGTGGTAACCTTTGGTAAAAGTGACTTTTAACGGTGTAGAGCTTACACAGTATATTACAGTTTTGGAAGGCTTCAGTTTATGGAAAGGCGCTGATTTTGACCCTCAAATTACGGAAAATACAATTTTAAGTGGTTCCGAGTTTAATTACACTCGTAGAAAACATAAAACGATATCAATACCATTTTATGTTGAATATGAAAGTAGCGAAGGTTACGATTTTCTTCAAGCAGCGCTTAACGTAAAAGAACCCAAAGAATTGACATTTGATATTTACCCTAACCGTGTATTTTATGCGATTCCAAGCGGCGATTTGAATTTCAGCGAATACAGGCTGAGTGGTAAAGGTACTATCAAATTTATCGTTCCAGACGGGCTTGCTCACGCTACTTATACAAGGACGTTTGAATTTGAGAAGAATGATTCAGGAATTTTTGAAGCAGAGATTATTAATGATGGCAGTGAAGAAGTCACTGTTGATTATGAAATCAAGTTAAAAAAAGAATCTGGTTTTATTGCAGTAACTAGCCCGTATGGCCTGCTTCAATATGGGAAGTACGATGAAGAAGACGGCTATATCGACCGCAAGAATGTTACTTTGCTAAGTAACCAGAAAGGAGACTTTGCCAACTGGACTAACGGAACTACGTTCTACGAAAATCAAAACAAAATTGTAACCACTCAAATGGGATACGATAGCGAGCTCGGTGGGCGCCTAGGCGTCATGCCAGCAAGTTTTCCGACGAGCGGAACAGCTGGCGCGTTTGGATATGGCGCATGCAAAGAGTACGTGCTCGAGACACCTGTCGAACAATGGTACATCTGGGCAAGAGCCTGGTTTGAAACTGGTTTTGAAACGCAAAATGGTGAATGGTGTCTTGCTGTCATTGACGAAGATAACCATCTTTTGGCTGGTATGGCCATAGAAAAGAACAATCGTGTTCAAAATAAGGCTGCTATCAGATTTTTGCTTGGTGACGGAGCTGGAGGTAGCATTGTCAAACGAGAATTTGATTTGACGCCAAGTTTGTGGATTCCGCCAAACCCATACGGGAATAACTCACGCATACAAGGTAGCAATATGTTCGACCTTGTCAAAGAGAAAGACCGTGTTCAATTCTTCTACAATGGTGGTTATTATCCATTTTCGGCCAGTCAATTAAACGGAAAGAAGGCAAAGCGAATTCAATTTTTTGTTGGTAATTATGCAGGCTCAGATAGTTCAGTACGTCAATTCGTGACACACCATTATCTGAACGATTTTACATTTCAAGAGCTGCACGTACCTTACTGGAAAGATGTCCCAAACCGCTATCCAACAGGTGCAGTGATTGAAATTGATGGAAGCGCTGGTGAAATTCGAGTTAACAAGCAAATTCGTTTAGATGATGAAATTCTTGGAACGAAGTATTTTAAAGTTCCTCCAGGAAAAACAAAAGTTCAACTCAACATCTCAAGTTTTGGTGAAATTGAAAGTGCCACCGCAACAATCAAGGAGGTGTACGTCTAATCATGGGAAATGTACGTATTGCAATTCGCGATTCAACCGACGCTCACAGCATCGGTTTTTTTGATAATGTTGCAGGGATTGAGTATAAAAGTGCTAATCTGCATAGGTTTTTGGCGGGGTCTGCAAGTGTCTTAACTCTAAAATACAATTCAAAAAACATTGACACGATTCGTTCGGGGTGCAAACTTGCTTTTCGTTACAAGAATCGTGATTATTGGCTCAATATCATGGATTTCAACAAGAAGGCTTATGAAGTTGAAATCAAAGCTTACTCTGCAGGTCTTGAGCTAAACAATGAAAAGCGTGGAACTCATAAAGCCGATAGAGCAATGTCGTTTGCTGAGTACCTTGCTTACTATGATCCAGAACATTCGTTGGAGTTAGGTGTCAACGAAGTGGCTGATAAGCGAATTAAGCTTGAATGGACAGGAACAGATACAATTCTATCAAGACTATTTTCGATTGCTAATAGCTTTGGTGCAGAGCTTGAATTCACTGTCGAACTCAATCAAGACTATTCGTTGAAACGTCAAATTTTAAACGTTTATAAAACTGGCAATCTTGGGTCAAATATGAAGAGTAAGCCCGTACGAGTTGGAAAAGAGCTTAAGGTTATCAATTACAGCGATAACATCAAGGACCTTCGTACGGCGATTCGTGCCACTGGTAAAGATGGATTGACTATCGACGGTCTTAATAAAAAGATTTATGACGATAATAATCAGTTGCTTTACTACTCAAGCGGTATGACTGTTTATGCGCCACAATCTCGCGACCGCTTTCCATCTGTTGGTAAAAAATCAAATGATAACTGGATTGTTGAAGATTTAGGCGAAACGCAATACGAGACTAAAGAAGCTCTTTGGGCTTACATGTATGGAGAAATCCAAAAGAAAAGTGTTCCTGAGATTACATACGATGTTGAAGGTGCTATCGATTCCGACATTGGCGACACTCAAATATTAATTGACGATAAACATTTTGAACCAGGGCTTTACGTCCAAGCTCGGGTGTCAGAACTTGAAGAAGACATACTAGAAGAAAAAGTAACTAAATCAACTTTTATTAATTTCGAACGTAAGTTTGCTCAAACAGCAGATGCGCTCATGAAGCAAGTTGAAAAATTAGCTGAAGAGGCTGCACCTTATACTATTCGACTTAATAGTGATAACGGTTTGACATTTAAAAACTACGATGGTGAGACCACAATCACCGCACGGCTTGAGAAAGCTGGGAAAGATGTCGATTGCCAGTGGCAGTGGACGATTGAAGGTGAAACGCTCGGAAACCAAAATTTGCTAACAGTTGATGGCAATGCAATCAACGACAAAGCCGTTTTATTTGTTAGCGCACTAATCGACGGAAAAGAAGTTGCTAAAACAGAAGCAACTCTTGTTAATTTGGTTGAACCAATCGAATTACAAGTGCGTGCCTCAAATGGCAACGTGTTTAAAAACGGCATCATCTCGACGAATTTAACAGCTACTTTGTGGCGCGGCGGTCAAGAAATTGATAAAGATGGAACTGAATTTAGTTACATATGGACCAAGGTTAAAGATGACGAAACACTCGATGAATTGTGGAATCGAGCGCATTCGTATTCACAGAAAACAATTAAGTTAACACAAGAAGACTTGTTCAGAAGAGCAAGCTTTTTTTGTGACGTGGAATACATAGGAAAAAGAAATTAAAGGAGATTTGAAAAAATGGTAAAAGTGGCAAGTGGTCAAATCACAGTTGTTGACCTTTCAGACGCACCAGTTTTGAGCGCGTTTATTACAGCAAACAAATCAACAACGCAGCTTTATAATCAAACAGCTGCGACTTACAATCCGTCTTATGCATCAAGCGCTCAAACGTTGACATTGAATCTTACCAAAGCTGGCTCATCAGCGACGATTTTGAACAACGTCGGTAAAGTCAAATGGTATGTGGTTGATGGTGCTACTAAGACAGAAATCACATCGACAACGAACACAGATAATCAATATCTATCTGGAACACACAATGAAAATTTGACAACCAAAGTCAACATCGACCCCTCAAAAGGCTCAAAAAGATTCGAAGCATCAGGTACATGGAAAGACCCAGTAACAGACCTCGACGTGCAATTCCATGCGCAAATAGATTTGTTTGTTACTCAAATTGGTAGAGATAGCAATGTTTTGAATGTGTATGCTGGAAATGGTAATACTTTCCGCAACAACCTACCCGCAAGTTTGACGGTTAACGCAGACTTGTACAAAGGTAACGTGCTATCAAATGACAACAAGCAATTTAAGTTTTTCTATTTGGATACAACTGTAACTGGAAGTTCATCGACTGGCTATGATAGCGATGGTGGAATCGGCTGGCATCTATGTTCATCGACTACGACTGGCCAAACACCGAATGTTGCTCCAGGGACTAATACAACTAGCCAAGGGATTTTGACAGTAACGCCTGCAGCGGTTGTTGATGCGCAAACATATAAGGTTGTATGTATTGACAAATCAAGCGGTGGGAACAGTGGCCAAAAATCGACTGGTAACTGCACAATCGTCGACATGTCAGACCCTGTCCAACTCATCATTGAGTCAAGCGCTGGTAACATCTTTAAAAACGGAGAAGGCTCAACAGTGCTCAAAGCGCGACTTTACCAAAACGGCGAAGAACTTGACGCGAGTGGTGCAGACACATCGAAAACTTACAAATGGAGCAAATTTGATAAAAATGGCGTGCTAGATACAAGTTTCGGTGGTTCGGGTAACCAATATAAGACTGGCAAGTCCATCACAGTAACTGCAAGTGAAATCAGCGCTAAAGCGACATATAATTGCGAAGTTTGGGAATAGGAGGAACAAGAATGATTAAAGCAGATGTAGTTATCGCTGAGCAACGTCAAATTATCGACGTGCCCGTCATGACAAAATCCGAGGCTATCCGCGTTATTTTTAATACATATGGCATTTCGACAGAAATCAAAAGATGGATTGAAGATACAGAAGAGGTAGAAGATGAACAGATTAATAGCAAAGAATCAACTGACAGTGACGAATCTGCTGGAACGAGCGGAGATACGAAGGGAGACGTTTTACAAGCTAACGAATAGTGCTGACGTCCCAACAGTGCCGAGTGGTAATAGGAATTTATATGCATTGTCCCAAAATACAAAAATTTCAACTAGCGGTGTTAGTGAATTTAATCAAAACATTGAAACTGGTGAAATTAGTTATAAAGTAGCGAATGTGTCTGACGCATTGTTTGGACGATATACGAATAGCGTCGGCGGTGTTTACTACGCAAGTCAATACGGTGTCAAAATCCCTGTTGTTCAAGGTAAAGATGTACTTGTTAGTTTGACAGATGACAAACTTATCAAGAACTATGTTATGTTTTGGGGTGAAGATAACAAGCTTGCAAAACAGACTGTTAAGTATGCAACTAACCAGTTTAAAATTCCAGCAAGCCAGCTTGAAGATGTAAGCTTCCTGACGTTTCGTTTTGGAGTTAAAGAGAATACGCAAGAAATCGGCACTTTGATTAAGACAAAGGTCAAAATTGAATATGGCAATGCGTACACCGACTGGTCTCCAGCCCCAGAAGACCTTGGTTGGTCAACATCTACGCTCGTACCAACGCAATCAAACCGCTATCTTTGGAAATTCGAGTACATTTACTATTCAGACGGCAGTGTTGAGGTCACACAACCCGTCAATCTATCAATCGCAGGTGCTGATGCGGACACGACTGGTGTAACAGACGCGATTAACCAAACGAACCAAACAGTGGCTAGCTTGCAATCAAGCGTCTCACAAGCTCAAAGCGACTTAGCCGCAGTGTCTAGCAGTCTCACACAAGCGCGTCAAAATTTGGAAAGTTCGATTGCGTCAGTTAACACTAAAGCACAAGCGGTTGAAACAACTCTCGCGCAAGTGCAGTCAACAGCTAATGCAAACAGCCAGAAAACCGCAACGCTGGAAAATGATTTGAACGGGTTGAGCGCTAGATTTAGTAATTTAAAAATTGGTGGACGTAACTTGCTTGCAAAAACCAATCAAGGCAAAACGAATTGGTCGTGGGCGATGGCAGCTGGCACAAACGACGTAACTATCGAAAGCGTTGATGTTGATGGTGTGAGCGCAGTTAAGATGTCAAAAGGCGATGGTACGGCAAGTAGCGGCTGGAATATGATTACATATTCTGGCTTGCTAAGAAAGCTCATCGAACCAAACACACAATATACATTGTCATTTGATGTCAAAACAAACGTCAATGCGCGTTTTACTGCTACATTAATGCAAGCAGACGCGAAAAACAGATTAACGAACAGCGTAGATATGGGTACTGTATTAGCTGACGCTTGGACAAGAATCAGTTGCGTATTAACGAGCGTTGCAACTTTGCCAGAAAGCATTGTTTCACAAGTGGTGTATTTGCAAGGCATGCCAGTCGCTAACGGCAGCACTGTTATGTTTAAAAACATCAAACTCGAACAAGGCAACATCGCTACAGATTATAGCCCGAACGAGACTGACCTCGAGCTAAAAGTGGCCGACTACAAACAGACAGCAGAGCAAAACTATGCTAGCTTGCAAAGCACTGTCCAAGCGTTAGACGGCACGGTCACAGCCAACAAAGCCACTGCAGACCAAACTGCGGCTGGCTTTAAGACACGTATTGAATCGCTTGAAACTTACAAAGACGGTGAATCAACACGAGCTAGCCAGTACTTCGAATCAGCCAAGACTGAAACGGCTCGTCAATTGACTGCAGAACGTACAGCAATTGCCAAAGATTACGTTGCTAAATCAACGTACACGTCTGACGTGACTGGCATTCGTAACGACTTGACAGCAACGACTACGACTGCTGACACAACTAAGACTAATCTTGCTAACTATCAAGCTAGCAATGATAAGGCAGTAGCTAGCTTGCAAAGCAATCTACAAACAGCGAATGGCAACATTAGCAGTCTGCAGACAAAAGTTGAAGCTGTGCCCGGACAGATTACAAGTGCGGTGTCAGCTGTTGAAGGGAAAATACCGACTGAGATTGGTGGGCGAAATCTATATGCTCTATCAAAAGAAATCGGGCGTTTGGGTGCAAAAGGTGGTGCAAGTAATCTTGCGCTGGATGTAGTGAATGGAACGCTGTCCTTTGATGTTAACGGAGCGCATCCGTATTTCGGCGAATGTGTCTGGAATGGGATAAGCTACGCTCGAAGTTTCGGGCAATTGATACCTGTCAAGGAAAATTCAGCGATTGCCATCTCATTTACTAGCGCTGATTTTAATGAGAACTACGTGTCGTTTGTTGCAAACGGCAAAGGTGCTAAAGGCCCGAAAGTATTTAGGACTCAAAAAGTTACTATCGAGCCTTCTGAATTGGACGGCGTTGAGTATATTGTGGTTCGCGGTGGTATTAATAACGGTGATGATTCTTTGACTGGTGAGACAGTTACTACCAAAATCAAAGTCGAATATAGCAATGTGTACACCGACTGGTCTCCAGCGCCTGAAGACACAGCTAACCAAATCAGTAATCTGTCTAGCCAAATCCAGCAGACAGCAGATGGCATGACGTTGCTTGCAACTAAGACAGAGCTTAATAGTGCTAAAACCGAACTGCAGTCTGGCATTACGACAGCAACAAGCAAAGCCGACAATGCACAAGCTACAGCAAATAGCAACGCACAAACAATCAGCACACACACTACCCAAATTAGTGCATTAAATACTGGTCTGCAAGCGAAAGTTTCGCAATCTGATTTCGATTCGTTGTCTGGTCGTGTGACAAGCGCTGAAAGCAACTTGACAGCAACAGCTAACCAATTAAGCAGTCAGATTAGTAGTGTGAGCGAGCGAATTCCGAGCGGTGAAATGAACCTTATTGAGTACGGTCGTCCAGATGATAACTACAATCGTTATAGCGGTGTCAATTACGTAAGACATGACTATTATTACAATGGCAATTACAGATGTTACGCATTGCCAAATTCGACGACTAACGAAGTAACCTTTAGTACTAATCGTTTTAAAGTCGAGCGTAATACGGACTACACGCTTTACTTCAAAGGTTTTGCAGACAGCAAGGTTAGAGACATGGACGTGTACTATTTAGCTCGCGTTAAAGGTAGTACATCTGGCTGGGACGGTGGGCAACAGCTTATAAGAACACGTAAGTTGTCATCTGAACACGCTGAAGATGTTGTTATTACATTCAATTCTGGCAATTATGACGAGGCTTTTATTCGTCTCGATAACAACGCGACAACTACCGACGGTCAGAATGCTGTCTTATATTTTGGTGATTTATCACTCAAAAAAGGCAAGTCGAATAACGGTTGGAGTCCTTCATTGGCTGAACTCGCCAGCGCTCGAGACCTCGTAACAGCCAAGTCCGAAATCAAACAAACAACCGACGCAATCACCGCGAGCGTGTCAAGCATACAGACTGCAGCTAATACAGCGCAGGCGACAGCGAATACAGCTGTCTCGAAAGCAGACGCAGCTCAAGCAGGTGTTAATACGCTAGATAGTACGACGGTTAAGAGTGCTAGCTTGAATCTTGATAATAACGGTTTTGTGACAAAAGTCGGCAAAACCATTAATGGTAACAAGTTTGCGACAATGATTGCGCAAGACGCTAACAGCGTCAAGATCATCGCTGACGAAATGCAGATTACTGCTGACATGATTGTTGATGGCGCAGTGACAGCTGAAAAGCTAAACGTAAACAATCTGTCTGCAGTTAATTCAAACCTCGGTAAAATCGAAGGCGGCTCGCTTTTACTGCAGGAAAACAAGACTGCGAGCAGCTCAGTTGACAATTGGGGCACATTCAACCGTCCAGCGCATAAGCAAGGTTTGTATATGGACAATCATGGGTTAGCCTCATCTGGCGCCATCCAGCGTAAAAACGGCAGCGAAACAACGCCAACAGATATGCCTTTGGCTGTTCTACAATCTGGCGAATTGCGTTTTTTGGTGGTCGATTATAACGATAATCTCGAGAACGTCCTACACTATGGTTTGTCTGACCCAGACTACGGCGCTATCCGTTTTGAAATTGACAGCGAGCTTAAACGACGTTTAACTATGACATCGTCTGGTTATTTAAACTTCCAAGCGTCAAATTATACCGACTGGATTCCGCTTAGTCAGCAAGGCTGCGAATACATGATTCAGGGACGTTTGGTAGTTGTCAACTATGACGTCACTTATAGTCAAGGTGGCACTCATAAAATCGGCGACATTCCGCAAGAATTCGTTAAGAAAGAACTCATGCTTACTGCTAAAGCGTGGTCAATCACACCGAATGACAAGAACTTCCAGTTGAACGCTGACGGCGGTCTTCACTTGCTAAATGCGGACGCGAACGTCACCTACCGCGGAACATTATTGTTTAGTTATTAATTTTTTATAAAAAGGAGATAAATATTATGGCAGAAGAACTTATTAATGTAGATGAAATCACACAACCTTTCGACTTAGCGCAAGCTTTGATTTACATGAAAGAAAACGGCGAATACGTGCGCTACATCGCAGGAAATTACGACCTTTACATGCATATCGAACATGAACGTAAACCAGTCATGGTCAATGGTAAACGTCAATTCAAAGAGTTTAGCAAGGTTGTTGGGATTTCTAAATTCGGTGGTTCAATCCTTGCGCTTCCACTTGATGGATTCGCTGACGCCAAATGCTACATCATGCAATTTGATGAAGACGGCAATCCAATCTGGACATTGCCAGAAGAAACTACTGCTGAATAGCTAGCTTAGGAAGTGAGAGGAGATTATGCATGCTGAAATTCTAACGGGAGTTTTCTCATTGGTTGCTAGCTTGGTCGGCACGTTCGGCGGGATTATCACGAGTACTAAGCTGACCAACTACCAAATCAATGAATTGAAAAAGCAGGTTGATAAACATAATAGTGTCATTGAACGTACTTTTAGACTAGAAGAACATAGCAAGTACGTTGATGAACGTATTGCACGACTTGAAAGCGAGGTCGAGAAATGAAAAGTTATTTTAAAAAGTTAGGAATCAAAGCGTTGAAAACAATGGCGCAGTCGGCTGTCGGCGTCATCGGTGCTAGTACATTAATTACACAGGTAGATTGGAGAGTGGTTGTTTCAACCGCTCTTTTATCTGGTCTCGTTTGTGTTCTCACGAATTTGTCTGATTTGAAGGAGGAATATGTCGATGAAGATTAAACGACTTTTAGCAGGAGCGCTTTTGAGCGCTAGCTTACTATTGCAATCAACGGCTTATGCTGCGGTTGGCGACCAAGGTGTGGACTGGTCGAGATATCAAGGTCAAAACGGTATTTTTGGTTATGGACATGACAAGTTCGCTATTTGTCAAATTGGCGGTGTTAACGGCGGCGGTATGTATGGTCAGACGACATACGAAACGCAAGTGGCGTCAGCAATTGCTCAAGGCAAGCGTGCTCATACTTATATTTGGTACCAAGTTGGCGGGAATGCAAGCTTAGGTGAGCAAGTATTAAATACATTCTTGCCACAAGTTCAAACGCCTAAAGGCTCAATCGTTGCCTTGGATTACGAAAGTGGTGCTAGTGCTGACAAACAAGCGAATACCAACGCTATCTTGCACGGCATGCGCATGATTAAAGCTGCAGGCTATACACCTATGTACTATTCATACAAACCTTACACAGTAGCTAACGTGTATGCAGACCAAATCATTCGTGAGTTTCCAAACAGTTTATGGATGGCTGCTTATCCAAACTACGCAGTGACACCAGCGCCAAATTACAATGTCTTTCCGTCAATGGACGGCGTGGCAATTTATCAATTCACGTCAACATACATCGCTGGCGGTCTTGACGGTAACGTCGATTTAACTGGTATTACCGACAATGGCTATACTAAGCACGATAATCCTAAAAATAATACACCAGCTATTAGTCAAGGCAAACAAGCGGATAACACGCCAAAATCTGATATTACAAGCGGTAACCAAGTCAAGGTTAAATTTAGCGCTAACGTCTGGGCAACTGGTCAAGGTATTCCAAGTTGGGTTAAAGGCCGTACATACGACGTAGCTCAAGTATCTGGCAATCGCGTATTGCTAGCTGGTATCAATTCATGGATCAGTAAAGCAGACGTTGAAATTATTTCAGTGTCATCTGCACCAATTCAAGCACCAGCAGTCGGAACATATACAGTTCGAAGTGGTGACACGTTGTCTGGTATTGCTGCCAAATTTGGCACAAGCTACCAAGCCTTAGCTAGTCTAAACGGCATTTCAAACCCAAACTTTATCTACATTGGTCAAGTCTTGCGTGTTAACGGTTCAGCAAGCACTGGTTCAGTTTACTATACTGTTCACGCAGGTGATAACTTGTCAGCTATTGCTGCACGATATGGTACTAGCTACCAATCAATCGCTAATTTAAATGGTCTAGGAAATCCAAACTTGATTTATGCTGGTCAAACACTTAAAATTAAATAGAACACTTTAACACCCTTGGATTTTTCCAAGGGCTTTTTTTATTGCCGTTAAAACGGACTTATTTACAAATTGTGGTTATAATGGCAAAACAAACTTGTCCCAAATGACTTATTTTTCTTTTTGGGGGCATTTTTGGGGCATAAGTTTTAAACTTATGTTGTTTCATCAATTAATCCTGCTATTGTTTGGGTCTTATATAACCGTATTTTATAGGGTTTATGTCTATTTTGATTCTATATAATAGTAGAAAACCTTAAAGACGCTGTAAAATAATTAAATAGAAAAGAACCTTGTCTATTGACTTCTGTTGATGTGACAGGGTTCTTTTTGCCATATAAGACAAATTTCGAGTGCTGACAAAAGTGTTTTGATGATTTATGTTATAATCAATTTACTGATGAAAAATAGAAAGAATTATAATTATGGATAAATCACTTTTGCTTGTTGTTGTTTTTTTAGGAGCCTTTTCTTTGTTCAAAGCCGCTATGTTAATTATGGTTGGCATGGCAATGAAACCAAAAGTTGATGAAGATGGCAACATTGTGAAACCAGTGGAGGAAGAAGGCGAAGAGAAACAACCTTCAATTAACGAGGATGACAGCGATTTTTGGGATAATTGGTGA